ATATTGTATTTCTTTTTAATTGATTAGCATTTGCGTTAGGATTTATTGTTGGGTTTGATGAATTATTTACCCCATAATTAAGCGTTCTCATAGCATCAGTAGTATTATTGTATAAATCTTCAAATGACAGTTTATTTGCCATTTTTTGAGCCATTTTATCAGTAGCGTTTTCTAATAGATAACTTGACTTGTTAATTCCTTTAGCCATTCCTTTTATCATGTCAGGCATCCATGTTTCATAATCACGCAAAGGTCCTATATCTGGTCTTGAAAAGTGTAAGAAATTTTTAATCTTATTAGCAACACCTTTAACTGCATCGCCAACTCTTCCTATTGTTTTCATAATACCTTTAACAAATCCCATTAACATGTCTTTACCCCACTCAATTGCCATATGCGGCAATTCACCAATATGCTCTTTTACTTTTTCAATAATCTTTTTCATAGTTTCTCCAACTTTTCCAATCATTATCATTATACCTGCAACCAATGAGCTTATTATTTGAGTACCAGCTTCAACTATTTTAGGTAAATTTCTAAATAAAGCCTCAACTAATTTAAAGATTATTTCAGGTATTTTTTCTATCAATTTTTCAATAGTAGCAGGATCGGTTAATCCTTCTACTAAGCCAACCAAAAGTTCAATTCCAGCATCAATAATTAAATCAATGTTATCCAAAATGGTATCTACTATATTTAAAATACAATCAATTATTTGAGGTATCAATGTTGGAAGCATCTTTCCCAGTTCTATCGCTAGTTGCATTACTACTTTTAATAATGTATCAATTAAAATCGGAAGATTATTCAATATCAAATTTGCAATATTTTGAATCAGATTGACTATTACCGGTATTAATTTCGGTAATAATTCTGGTATCATCTGTATTAATCTCTCAAGCATTTGGCTTATAACCGGTATATATTTATCTGACATTTTAATTAAATGGTCTGCTGTATTAGTTGCAAAGGTTTCTAATTGATTAAACATCTTGTCCATTTCACCACTGATGTCTTCTCCATTAACCATTTTCTTTATCATGTCTTTTGCTGTGTTCATTACCGGTGTAATACCTTCCAAAAGTGGTGTCATTAGTTCTGCACCCATTCTTGACATAGCAGATTTTAAGTTTGCAAGTGATGAAGTAAAAGTCTGCCCTGATTTTTGAGCTGCACCACCAAGACCTTTTTCCATTGCTTCAGAAAACTCTGCAAAACCAATTTTTCCTTGACTTACTAACTTTCTTACTTCTTCAGTAGATTTTCCCGTGCTTTGAGATAATAATTGTAATACTGGAATACCACTATCAGATAATTGGTTTAATTCTTGCCCTGACAATTTACCATTGGCAGCAACTTTATTAAAAATTGAACCAATTTCTTCCATACTACGTCCTGATACTTGGGCAGCGTCACCAACAAGTTTTAAAGATTTTTCCATTTCTGGTCCTTCTTTAATTCCTGCTGCAAATAATCCAGCTGCAACAGTAGCCGCACTATCCATAGAAAAAGCAGTTCCATCAACAGAGTCTTGTACATTTTGCATTATTTTATCTAGTTGTTGTGATGATTTAGTAAATGTTGACATTTTAGCTTTAGCATTTTCAAGATTCAATGCACGATCCATACCACCCTGAATAACCATGTCACCAATAGCACCTGAAATGTTTTTTATTTTTCCAACTATATTATCAAAAACTCTAACAATCGCTTCACTAGCTAAATTAGCTTTTATTAAATCACCAACTTTAACTGACACTTTTCCAACTTTATCTATTTCATTAGTTACTGATGATAAATCGCCGTTTCTGACATTATCCATTTCTTTAGTCATTTTGACTAAATTGCTTTCGGTTTTAGCAATTTCAATAGATAAGTTATTATATTTTTGTTTTTGTTCATCAGTTAATTTGCTATATTCTCCCATTTGAGATTGTGCTGTTTTTAATTTTTCTAGCCTTTCAGTCGTTGCACTTATATTTTGTGCCAACAATTTTTGTTTAGTTGCCAATGTTTCTGTATTCTTTGGATCAATTTTTAATGCACGATCTAATTCTCTTAATCCTGTATTGGTAGAATATACAACTTTATTTACATTTTTTAACGCATCTTCTAATTTAGAGGTGTTTCCACCTATATCTATTGTGATACCTTTAATACTTGCCATAGTTCACCTCCTTATAAATACTAAAAAAACTACTCCTAGAGTAGTATTGAGTAGTCTTTTTACTACTCATAAGAGTAGTGTTAAATTATGCAGATACTACAGGTTCATATACGTTTTCAAAGAAACTATTGTATGCTGTAGTGTTATCATCAGTTTTTTCCATAAAGGTTCTAACTTTATTATCAGTAAGTCTTGGAGTTGCAGTAATATTTAGTGTATCAGTATTAGGTTCTTTAGATGCTTCAATTGTTTGCCCAGCAGTAGATGGTCTCTGAGCAGATACATTATAGAACCAAAACTTACGATTAGTTTTGTCTCCATTAATTTGAAAACCTAAAGCAAAATCTTTAATAGTATCATCTGTACTTTCGGTTAATGCTCCATTACTATCAGTACTTTCACCAAGAACTTTAGTTCTAAACTCATCAGTAATTAATGCAATTTCTAAAGAACCACTATAACCTTGATTAGCAAACTCACTAAAATATTTAGTGTTATCTCCATAAAAATCAGCACTATCACCCTCAGGGTCTAGTGTTAAATTAACTGCACCTTTTAATGCAAATGGCGTACCATAAGTAATACTGTCATTTGAACTAGCAGTAATTGGTGCTATATGTACATTACATAATCCAAATTTAACTTTATTTGCCATATTTAATCCTCCTATATTTCAAAATAATTATGATAAATTTTTTCATCACTATCCCATACTTCATCAGATTTGTCATATGGAATATTATTTGTAGTTAATAATTCTTCAATAGTTTTTTCAAGTGCAACATCTTTTTTTTCTGTTACAAGTTCAATTTCAAATTCATATGGTCTATAGTATGTTTTGCCATCAGCTTTAAATGTTTCAGGAGATAATTCTCTATACGCTACAAATGGCGGAATAACTTTTTGTTCGTTATTAAAATGGTCATATGCAACTGGTATATTTAAAGTTTTTAATAAATCATAAATATCTTTATGTTCCATATCTAACTTACCTTTCTAATGCCTTCTTCGACATCTTTAACATATTCAGATATACATTTTTCTTCGACTGGTTTTATATGAACAATTGGTGGCGTTCTACTACCATCACGGTTTAGATGTCCTTTTTCAAGTAAATGAGTTAGTTGATAATCGGTTGCATTGTGGATAATACAATGAATAGAACCTCTCCTAGACTCTTTTTTTACTCTCCAACCTTTAGCATATTTCCCACGTGTCCTTGCGTTTCTTTTATTTTTTGGTGAAGTTGCTTTCAATAGTTTTACACCATCTTTTGCAATCTTTTCTGCCTCAGCTTGAATTAATTCTTGAATATCGTCACCATAACCAGCAAGTATATCATTTATATCTAATAACGAAGAATTAGCCATTTACACCAATTCTTTTAGAACATACTAAAACAATATCAAATTTATTTTTAGGGTCTATTGTCCTAATTATTTGATATCGTTCATTATTCCACTCTAATTCCGATTCTCCATTGTAATTAAGTCTTTTTATAACAAATTCACAACTTGGTGTTAAACCAGCTTCTATAGCATTATAATATTCTCCTGTTTTTACACTTTGCCTTTTAGCATAACATTTATTTCTAGTTTCAGAAGATGAGATATAATTACCTATCTCGTCCTCTGTTTTAACTAGATTTATTAAATAAATTATTTCACTATATTCCATGATAATCCTTTGTTATATACTCTGTCGTATGTCGTAATACATCTTTTTGTATAGAATAACTATTAGCATACAAATTGGAATTTGAAACATCTAAAAAACTTAAAACATAAGTGATTATTGCAGTTTTGATTAAACTATCAGGATTATTAATTAAAGCATCGACTATGCCGATACTTTTTAAATCTAATTTCGCAGATTCAATCCATGTATCGATAACTGAATCAAACTCATCATGATTTATTCCTTGTATTTTTTTTATTTCTCCTAGCATAGTCAACTTCCTTTCTTATTTAATTATGCACTTGGTGTAGTAGTTAACACTTGGAATGCAGTTGCATCGGCAACTTTACCATCATAAATAGCAACACCTGAATAAGAATAAGTATTATTTCCAATATTATATTGAGTATGAATATTGATTTCTTCAGCTAAGTTACCAACAAACTTTTTAGCATTACCAAAAGTTACTTTAGTTGCTTTATCGCTGATTACTACTTCATAACCTAACATAAAGTATTTGCCACCCTCACGAGTTACTACTTCATTTTTAGATAAGTCTTGAAGTGCTAAAATTTGATTATAGAATAATGATTTATTAGCATAGAATTTAGCACCAGCTTCGTAACCTGCTGGAAGCCCTGCTACTAAACTTCTAATTCCTGCAGCGTCTAATGAACCACTAACTGCAGTTCCGTTAGTTTCGATTGAACTAAAGATTTTGCTTTCGATAGCATTAGCGATTGAATCAGATAACATATCAGTTAACCATCCTTCAAAAGCTGGAATTGACATAGTTCTTACTGTGTCACTAATTGTAGCTAATTTAACAATTTCAGTACCTGCTAAATCAACTTTGATTAATGGTACATCAGATTCGCTGATATCTGCACCCTCAGTATGGTCTGCACCATCAGTTCTAGTACCTTCTACATAGAAAGATACATTTCCTTTTACATTTAGTAATGTAATTTCATCTAACATAGGTGCTTTTTTTACTACTTTCTCAAAAATAGTGTTTTGAGTTTCAGTTGGGATAGCACCATCTTCAGCAACTAAAATACTTCTTTCTTCTTCGCTTAGTTGTTTTCCCATTAAGTTTGATAAGTATACATCTCTGTATTCTTTTTTGTTTTCCATTTTTCTTTCCTCTCTTTCAATTACTTTTACAGCAGATTTTTCTTCTTCCATTTCTCCTGCTGTTTCTTCATCTTTCTCTTGGTCTTCGATTTGAGCTTCTTCTTCGTTTAAAGCGTCAGCTTCTTTTTCTAATTCTTCTACTTTTTCTATATCTTCAGCAGCTTCAACTTCTTCACGAATTTCCACTTTACGAGCCTCGATTTCTTCCTTTCTTGTCATTTTCTGACCTCCTCCTAGCTGTTACCCTTTAAGGCGGTATCTTTCCTATTACGGCTCTCCAGCCTTTATTAAAACGACTATGTCAGTCTCCACCAACAAAAAAAGAACTCTCCAGTTCTTCTTCTTTCATCGTATTAACCTAATTTTTCAATTAGTCTTTGTTTTGCCTCTTCTAAGGCTTTCTTTTCTTCGTGTTGTTTTCTCAATTCTGCTCTTCTTTCTAAAAAATCATCATTTTTACTAGCAACACTTACATCAGTTGCATTATAAAACGGTTGGTCTACTACTGATACATCAAATAGCTTGCCTATCTTAGTTATTGTTCTTGTATCAGTTTCATAATCATATTCATCCTCTTCTACGGTAAATGCAAATGATTGTTTATCTATCAATCCACTTTTAACTGCGTTAAATATATTTTTATGTTCTGTTATATCGTCTTGTAATGTCGCATCCATAAATAAACCTTTTTCATCTTTTTCTAACTTTAAGCTATTGTTTCTAGTTCTTGCTAGAACCATAAATGAATCGTTATGGTTGTATCTTAACACAACGTCTGACATATCAGCTTCATCTAAGGCATGTTCTTCAATCAACTCAGTATATCCATAAGTTTCAGGACTATTAAATACAACTGCGTATCCTTTTATTTCCATTTTTTCATCTTCGGTTGTTTCTGCTCTGAATTGTAAATCTATTTTCCTAATTTCCTTTTCCTTCATCTTCTTCACCTTCTTTCTCGTCTTTGTTATCTAATTGATAATCATTAGCAATATTGCTATCAATATGATTTAAGTCTTGCATTATTACATCGCCGTCTTCACGTGGTGCAAGATTAAACACTTCTCTTAATTCATTAACTGTCATAATATTATTTGCATATCTTAATAAATTAATTTTTGTATTGTTAGACACATATTGTAATCTATTGCTTTCGAATACTATTTGATTACCAAAATGTTTTTCTGTTGGAGTAAATATCTTATTTGTAAATTCTAAACTCATTTGTAAGCCTATCGGCTCTAAAACAGATTCATAAAAAGCATTCCATTCGTCTTCGGAATACTTTGATTGAATAATGCTGTCGTTTATACCAAAATAAGAAAGTATCTTACTATCAATACTCTTTATCTGACTTTCATTTGCTGTGGTTGGTTCTATCTTGACTGGTGAAAATTCAGTAGTTGCATCTAAACCACCAATTCCACTTCTATTGGTATTATTAATAAAGTCTTCAACAAATTGGTCACGCATCTTTTTAACATCATCAGGCTTTAACATTGCTTTTGTAGATTTAAGTACGCCTCTAATAGATTGAGTTGTTTTAATAGCGTTTACTATACCCTCATCTAACACATGTTTAATTGATAGTGTTTTTATTATCGGTTCTGTACTACCTCCCAAAAGTCCATTATCACTTGTAAATCTTGTCAAATGAATACAACTGTCATATGGAACAAACCTCTCTTTAGAACGTCCAAACCTAAATTTAATCCATATTTTGTTTTGATATTCATAGAGTCTGCCTTCGCTAAAATCTAATGGATATAATCCAGTAATTTTTAAATCTTTATCTCTTTGAATATAAACAAAACTATTGTTATATAATTCTAAATTAGATATCACTTGATAATAAAATTGAAATGCATTTTGTAATTCGTTTGGTCTTTTAGCAAGCAGGGTATATAAATTGCCTGTTAAATTTTCAAATTTCCCTGCAAAATTTCTAATATGTTTTGGATGCATTTTGGCACCATTTCTCGCAATAGCGTCAACACATGCTCTTATATCGGCATCGTTCTTAAAATCACCATTATATTTTGTAAATACGGCTTTATTGCCATCTAACAAAATAAACTCACTTGATTTTTGCGGTGCTGTTACATTTTCATCATTACCAAACATTTTACTGAATAAACTTCTTATCTGCATTTTATACCTCCTCACCTATATAATTTAAATATTCTTGCTTTTTATTAACGTAGATAACATACGCATCCATTAAACTAGCTGCACCATCAATTCGTTGCTTAGCTTTATCCTTTGAAAGCATAATATTCTCATTATCATCTATTTTTACTACTACATTTGAAAGATTCCATTTTAATATTGGATTGTTGTTATAATTTATCCTTTTGTCCATTAAATCCGCTTTCATTTGTTTAAGTGGTGCAGACTCCGTTTTATAACCTTGTCTTACTTCTACCATATCAAATCCCTCACTTTTCATTTCGTCACACCAAAATTGAGCATTCCAACTATCATAACCTACCCACAATGGTCTTAGATCATATTCTTGAACTTGTTCCAAAAACCACTTAGTCACATCATGATAATCTATTTTTGAATCGCCACTTAATCTAAGTAACCCTAGTTTTAACCACTTATCATATGGAATCTTATCTTCAATTACTTTTTTCTCTAGCAAATTAGTAGGAATCCAATACATTTGTTTAACTCTTATTTTTCCTTTAAAAACTCCCAAAATAGTTGCACATGTAAGGTCGGTGGTACTAGATAAGTCACATCCACCAATACAATAACAATCTTTCCAATCTGAATATATTTCTTCGTTGTTTAAATCTTCAAACGTAAGCCATGCATTAATTCCATTTTGTCTAACATTAAAGTCTTTACATAACAGATTAACAAGTTCAATTGGATTTGCTTTAGCTCTTTCAACTTTTTCTCTTAAATTTTTAATGGATTTAATTTTACCTAAAGCAGGATTTGCTTTATACCATGCTTCTTCATTAACCCACTCTTTTTCATCATCAAGCTCATAAATAACTGGCAACAACACATCATCAGGTATTGTTCCATCAATAACTTGGCTTGCATAATCATACTCTATATCAAATACATTTTGTCTTACTGTTCCCATAGTACTTGTTTCAAGTAATATCGGTTGCTGTCTTGCACTCATTGAATCGTACATAACATCAAGCAAATTTTTATCTTTCCATGCATGCACCTCATCAGCAATTACCAAATGACTATTTAAACCATCTAATGAATTACTATCGCTTGCTAATGCTCTAAAAGAAGAATCAGTCTTATCATAATAAATACCACCAATTAAACATCTTATTCTTTTAGCAAGAACAGGTGATTTTTTAATCATTTTTTTTGACTCTTCCCAAACTATTTTCGATTGCTCTTTTTTAGTAGCTACAGAATAAATTTCTGCACCACCCTCATTATCTTTAGTAAGCATGTAATTTGCTATGCCTGAATCTAAAACTGATTTACCATTTTTTCTAGCAACAAATAAAATTGCCTTTTTATATTTTCTAAAGCCAGTATCTTTATCAACAAATCCAAACAACGCTTGTAAAAAAGCTTTTTGAAACAGCTCCAGCCTTAAAGGTTTTCCACTCCATTGTCCTTTGCTTTGTTTACAATATTTCTCAATAAAGTTAATACACCTATTAGCCTTAACCTCATCAAAGATATAGGTATGTACCTCTTCCTCGCCTGTTTCAGGATTCTTAAAAGACACCATTTGTGGTGTCTTAATATCGTTAACTAGCTTTTCATAAATTATTTTTACTTTCTTGCCCACTTTATTTGGGTTATTAACAATCCATTTATAATATTCTTCTATGAACATAAATCATCATCGTCAAAATCTTCACTATCCAACGTTCCTTGATTAATCATTTCTCTTAGTTTTAATATCTTATTAAATGCACTATCACTCGTTTTTGTATACTTATCTACAGCTGGATGAATGTAAATGTTTTCTCTTCCTTTTACATATTCCTTTGTCGT